GACGGCAACACGAAAGGCGACGGACGTAATCCGAGCAAAACAAGTAAATGCAAACGATGCATATTTTGGAGATGAACGCCTAGCGGCTTAATTCTCTTGGGGTTTCGCAAGGTGTCCTTATTACCCAATCACCTTGCATTTTAATGGTTTTAATTATTACATTTGCGTTACATTATGAATATATAATCACAGTCGTAGTATTTCACTATGACACATCAAGGAGAATGATATGAAATGGTCCACACCTGCTGCTCAAGATTTCCGCTTCGGCTTCGAAATTACCATGTATATTTCTAATCGATAAAAATTATTGGCGAAAGCCAATATAGGTTCTGCCGGATTCCTAGTCAGAATATCCGGCATTTTTGTTTATAGGAGTTAATTATGGATGTATTGAAACTGATGGATGGCTTAGGCTATCTATGGATGATATTCTTCATAATGATAAGTGCTGGACTAGCAAAAGATTATGAACTTTTTGTCCCAGCCTTCGCTTATGTTAAGAATACCTTCCGTTCCAATAAATTTGTTGTTGTTCTTTTGAGTGCAATAGGTGGAGTATTACCTATTGAGGGACGAGTAACAGTATCAGCAGGATTATTGGACACCGTTGCTCCTAAATGTGGCCATGGCCGTGAGAAGATGGGAATTGTTGATTATCTTTCTACGCATCACTATTATATGTGGTCGCCGTTAGAGAAAACAGTTGTCCTTCCTATTGCAGTCTTTGGTATTACCTATAGTACTTTCTTGGGTATGATTGCACCATTACTTGTTGTTAGTTTAGCCTTCATCGCTACATATATTTGGCGTCAAGTGAAAGATGAAGAAGTTGCCATTATGCCAGGTAACTTTAAACTAAGTGTAGTAATGCGTAATGTCTTTCCTATGATTTTTGCAATAGGTACATACATTTACGGCGGCGGAGAGAATAATGTATTTGTAATTTTTGGTGCTCTCGCTTTATATTATGTTTTCATTACACAACAATGGAACTACAAGAAACTTTTATCATATATTAATTGGGAAGTTCTGTTGACAGTCGCTATTGTTATCATCATTGGTAACTTTTTCAAAGCACACAATTCTGAATTCACAGAGTTGATTAAATCAAGTCCTATTAACCCACATACTTTAGCTGGTATGGTAGGTATTAGTTTGATTGGCTTTGCTTTTAGTTTTCTAATGGGAAGCAGTGGTAAGTTTATTGCATTGTCAGTACTCATGGCACAAGTATTTGGAATGGAATACTTTCTATGGTTCTTTGCATTAGACTATGCAGGATATCTTTTGAGTCCTACGCATAAATGTGTAATGGTTGGCAATCGTTATTTTGGAACACCATTGATTACTTATTATAAGGCATTAGGCATGTGGGCAGCATTATTGTTACTCACAGCAGGTAGTATAACATTTTTAATTTAAGGAGTAGTATGAATAAATTTATTATCACAGCACTATTGTTTGGTGCATTCGTAAATAGTTCTTATGCAGGTGGTCAAGTTAATTTTGAATATGAGCATGAGAAAAGTAAAACTGGAGTGTATAATGATGCTCTGACAGTATCTCCTGGCTATAATCTAACAGATTCATTTATTGACCGTGTTGAATTACAACTAGAAGGTAATCAAAATGAAGGCACTACACATACTACACAAACTAAAGTAGGTGTTCGTGTTCGCAAAAATTTTGATATTGGTGCAGGGTTCAATGCATTCACCAGAGTATATGTTGGTCGTGCAATGTCTGCCGATGAAAACTTTAGTTTTGCTTATTGGGAACCAGGTGTAAAGTATACATTTAATCCTACATTGAGTCTTACTACTAGCTATCGTGCCATTCGTACTATTGACAATAGTCGTTCATATGACGTAAATAAACTACGTATTGGTCCTAATTTTCAATTAACAAAATCGGATGATGTTGAAATTCGTTATGTAAAGGCGTGGAATTCAGATTCACATAGTTTCATTAACCTTGCAAATGGTACTGAAAATTCTACCGCAGTCGTACTTGAGTATACACACAAATTCTGATATACTAAATAAGTAATACAGATGGGTTGGTGGTCCCAACAAAACCACCATTTACACACAACACACAACAAGGAGCAACACATGAGTAATCTTACACCTTTCGAGATTCGCCTCGAACTTTTAAAAATGTCACAAGGACTTTTGTTAGAAGAATACCACTCTAACAAAGACCGCCTAACCAATGAATGGCACGTTAAGGTAGAGTCTGCTAAACTAAACGGACAAGTAATACCTGAACATCCTGCATTCCCACCATATCCCACAGAAACCGATATCATTAACAAAGCACAGTCTTTGAACGGATTCGTTTCTAACATCACACCAGAAAAGACACCAAGCAAGAAGTCTGCCTGATTGGGACAAGAGAGGTTTCGGCCTCTCCCTAACTATTAAGGAGATACAATGAAAATCCTATTACCTTTTGTTTTAGCACTAAGTGCAGTGATGGCTATACCTAGCTATGCACAACAAGACGATGAGGAAGTTGCTTACAGAGTAAAGCAAATAATTAATAGTGAAGTAAATTGCCTCGCACAAAACATTTATTACGAAGCAGGTTCGGAACCTTATGAGGGTAAACTTGCCGTAGCACAAGTTACATTGAATCGTACTAGAAGTCCAAAGTATCCAAAAACTATTTGTGAAGTTGTACATCAACGTACAACATATAATGGCAAAACAGTTTGTCAGTTCACATGGACTTGCGAGAAATCTTATCCAATTCGTAGTAAATACAATTGGGAAGAATGTGTTATAATTGCCAAAAGAGCATTGACTGAAGCTGTATTGCATGATACAATTCATAGACGAAACGCATTGTACTATCATGCAAACTATGTTGACCCAAAGTGGAGTCAAGGTAGAGTAATAATGAGAATTGGTAATCACATATTTTATACATGAAAAAATTTAAAATAACAAAATTTAATGAAGAAACATTAGGACTAGTGAAGGAAGAATTTTATGACCCGCCTATCGAGGGTCTGCCTCCTTCACATAGTCAAATGATTCTAATCGAACCCAATGATATAGCAACATTGATGGAAGTATTGAAAGACTATGGCAACTAAAGATGAGATGCGGGAGTTCTCACTAAAGATAGAAGAAATTGCAAAAGAAAAAAAGATGACTTATCTTGATGCAATTCTACATTATTGTGAAGATACTCAATTTGAAGTTGAGGTTGCTGCTACACTTATTACACCTGCACTCAAGGCAAAGATAAGTGAAGAAGCACAAAATGCAAACATGATTAAGAAAACGGCAAAACTTCCAATATGACTGACACTGGAGGATTTGAAGCATATTCGTTATATCATTCTTTGCGATTACATTTTACCAGTCCTACCTATGATTTTGTAAAATATAATGGCAAGACCAATGTTAGCAAAGATAACTTTTTGACAAGAAAAGATAAGTTTTCATTTTATAAACTGTCTAGGCAGTATTATATTGAAGACCTAAAGAATTTCTTAGTTGCTAACTTTGTTGCGGGGCGTACAGCATACGTACAGGAGCTTTTGACTCAAGAGGCTACTGACACCTATACCCTATCGCAAAAACGCCTACAAGCCCTATCCTATAACTTTAAGCAGGACTTGGAGGTACTATTTAATCACTCTCCAGCAGAGTTATTAAAAGTAAAAGATGGACAAGTACCATTAATTGTTACATTGACAATGCGTGATGATATCAATTTAGAAACATTTATTATTATTAATGATTTGATAAAATTGACAGAAGCGTGGGATGGTAAAATCGAAGATGATATTATCTGGCCAAGTTTTCGTATGAGATGCATAAAATATTCACCATTCATTTCATACGATAAACAAAAATTTAAAAAGATGTTTATGGAGGTGTTTAATTGACACCTTATAAATAGTAGTGTATATTATGAGAAGTTTGTGGATAAATCGTTTATATTCCGTTCATACATCGTTAATAAGGAGAAGTTATGTCGTTCGCTAATTTGAAAAAACAATCTGGTAGTTTGGATAAACTCACCAAAGCAATTGAATCACTCAACGCATCAAATGATGCATCCTCAAACAAAGACAACTATTGGAAACCAGAGATTGATAAAGCAGGTAATGGCTATGCTATTATTCGTTTTCTTCCTGCTGCTCCCGATGACGAAGATGGTCTTCCATGGATTAAACAATTCAATCACGGCTTTCAAGGTCCTGGTGGTTGGTTAATCGACAACTGCCTGACTACAAAAAATGAAAAGTGTCCTGTATGTGAGTCCAACTCTACACTATGGAACTCTGGCATTGAGGCTAATAAACAAGTTGCAAGAGACCGTAAGCGTAAGTTGTCATACACCGCAAATATCTACATCGTAGAAGATTCTAAACATCCAGAAAACAATGGTAAAGTTTTTCTGTATAAGTTTGGTGCAAAAATCTTTGACAAACTCCGTGAAGCAATGAACCCACAGTTTGACGATGAAAAACCAATGAATCCATTTGATATGTGGAAAGGTGCTAACTTTAAACTGAAGATTCGTAAAGTTGAAGGTTATCAGAACTATGATAAGTCTGAATTTGAGGCAGCAGCACCATTGTTGAATGATGATGATGAGTTGGAGAAAATCTGGAAGTCAGAGTATTCACTAAAGCAGTTAATGAATGATAGTGAATATAAATCCTACGATGAACTCAAAGCACGTTTGGATAAAGTATTGGGTACAACATCATCAACTAGTACTGTTGAAGATGTAAGTGAACCAGTACGAAAATCATCTGCTCCTACAGCAAAGGCAGCACCTAGCATCCATGAGGACGAAGATGATGACCTTTCCTATTTTTCTAAACTTGCAGAAGAAGATTAAAACAGACTAGACGGTCATGTTTAACCCCACCAAGTGTGGGGTTTTTTATTATACGGGTCGAGCATAACCTCGTAATGTACGAATCAATGACTCATCATCATTACGTACAGCAGTGCTACCAATTACTGACGTTTTATTATCATCTTGACCTGCTGATATTTTGGTGTTATTTGTCACAACAGGTTGCATTACAACAGGCGAAGCATTAGCATCTGCATTTTCTGTACTTATTTTGTCTACCTTTTCTCCAGTATTATTTTTTGGTGTTACTGGTGGTGGAGGTGGAGTTGTTGATGCAGGCATTGCCGAAGCCTTTGCTGCCGGTGCTTGTTGTGGTGGAGTACTAGAAGCACCAGAACTACCTGAAGGCATAGGAGAGGCAGTAGATTTTGCTGCCGGTGCTTGTTCTGTTTTTGGTGTACTTGCTGGTGCTGCGGCTGGTGCTTGTGTTTCTTTTGAAGCAGGAGCAGCCTCGGCAGCCTTATCTGATTTTTTCGGTATCTCTTTTTCATCACCATTCATATAATCAAACAATTTACCTGCTGCATACTTACCTAACTTTTCTCCACCAAAGAAACCTGCAACGCCACCTGTTAAACCACCAATCAAAGTACCTAGACCAGGAACTGCTGAACCTAGTGCAGCACCCAACATACCACCAAGTTCTGCACCGCCTACGCCACCTGCTGCACCACCAACGGCTTCTACAATTTCTTTCTTCATTGCTTGGTCTGTAATTTCACCTGCTTCATGTCGTTGTATTGCAGAAGCAACATCGGCAATCAATGCTGCACCAGATGCTATCAATGACAAACCAGGTACTTTATTCAAAAACTCCAATACACCTTTTGCTGCTGTTAATAGTTTGGATACTTTAGCGGCTTTTGCAACGGTGCCTGCTGTTTTTGCTGCGGCACCTGCTCCTCCTTTTATTGCTTGAATTGCTGCTTTGGCTGCTCCCTTTGCTTTTGCTACTAGTGCAAGAACTCCTGTGCTTTCTAATACTGCTAATACCATATCTTTAATTTTACCAAAGATAATGTTCTTAATAAAATCAAATATACCACCGCCACCTTCTTTTTCTGACGTTACAGTACCACCACCAAGAGTCATACCAGAAATTGATTTAATTAATTCCGCATGTCTCCTTTCTGCTTCAGCTTTTTTCTCTTTAGCAAAATCTCTATCTAATTCTCTACCAAGTTTTCTTTCTTCATAATCTTTTTTCAATAGTTCATATAACTCAATAACAATCTCTGTAGCACCAGAAGTATCTGAACGTTTCATCTTTGTTGATTTTGGTTTTTTCTTATCAACTATAGATGGCTCTGTTTTATCTGTTTTAGATTCTTCTTTTTTGTTTTTAAGTCCAGTAAAGTACTCCATGTCTTCTTGCTTACGACCCATCATTTTACCAACCAAAGCAGGACCTAACTTACTACCACCAGTAAGTTTTTTGGCAATGTTCATTGGGTCAGTTTTTTCTTTTAAGCCAGTCATTGTGGCTTTCATTCGTTCTGATACACCACCTTTGATTGATGCACCAATACCTTGACCTTCAACTAATTTTTCACTGATTAAATTACCTAAACCTTTTTTTCTGATTAGAGATGCCTTTTCATACTCATGAGGTTCTTTTTTATTCTTGTCTTCTTTTACTTCCGATTTATCTGTTTCTGTTTGTTGTGGTTCAGTTACAACTTCAGGAGAAGCAGGAATCGATTCTTCTTCTTTTGGCTTACCTAACTGTTTGAATTCATCTTTACTTGCTGCACGACCTAAGCCACCTTTTTTACCTATCACATACCAATAACCTTTACCTTTAAAGGCATTCGGGTCCCATGCAAATGTTTGATTGTCTAACTTTTTGGTTATCATTTATTATCCGTTTTGTGCTTGCATAGCAACAGGTTTGTCATTTGGTTTAATTACCATGTTGGTTTGTTTAGTACCACCTTGTGTAACATTGGTGTTATTATTATTTACAACAACAGGTGTAGCATTCTTTTCTTTTTCTTCTCTACGCAAATCTTTATTTTCTGTAGATGCTGCTGCAACTTTTTCTCCTGCCTTTGGTGGAACAGAAGCGGGTGTTGCTGTTGCCGCTTTTAATTCTTTTGCCTCAAACAATGCTGCCTCTTCGGCACGCCTTTTCACTAATACAGGATTAACTTGACCACCGGCAGTTCTTATACCTCTATCTCTAATGATTGCTGCTGCACCTGCTGTATCACCTGCATCAATAGGACCTTTAATGCCTTGTTTGGCTAAACTAGCAGTGCTTCCTGTATTGTATGCATAGGATATCAATGCAGACTTTTGTTGGTCATTTAGTTTTTGCCAAGAATCACCTAAAGGCTTTCTTGCTCTTTCTTCATATTTTGGTAAATCTTGTTGCAATAATTGTTGTGATTGGTCTTTTGTCATCACAGTATCAATACCACGATTACCTTTTATTGGTATTTGTTCGTTTCCTGCTTGAATGAATCCTTGTTTGTATTCAAAATCTTTAATTTGATGACCATAGCCAATAGAAACTAAGTTCTTTTGATTTGGTGGGTCCCAGTATGCTTTACCACCTTTTGGCAATCCTTCTTCTTTTGCAATGACTGCTGCTGCAACTGCTAAACCACCACCGACTGCACCTGCTGCGGCTGCTGTTAATGTACCTGCTGCACTACCGCCACCTCCACCGCCACCAGTAGGAGTTTTTGTTGCTGATGGTTTTGCTCCACTTGGTGGTTTTGCACTTGGAGTTTCTTTTGATGCTGATGGTCCTTTACTTGGACCTCTTTCTTTTGCTTTTGGACCTCTAACTTTTTCTGCTTTTCTTGCAGTACCACGTTTACCTGGAGCTGCCTTTTCTTCTTTTTCTTTTTCTTTCTTTTCTTTTTCTTCTGGCTTTTCTTTCTTTTGTTTCTTTTTCGCTTTTTCAAATGCACCAATTAGTTCATCGTTCTGTTTGTTTAATTCTTCATCTTCTGTTTTATCTCTATTCAATTCACGAATAGTTTTTTCTTCATCGATGTTATTCTTCATCAATGTATACAGTTTACCTAAAGCATCAGATAAAGTATCTTTTGATGTAATATCATCAATGCCTTTCTCTGTATCTACTTCAAGTGGTTTTCTTTTTTCTGGTTCTTCTTTTTTCTTACCAGAAAAATATTCTATATCTTCTTGGCTACGATTTCTCAATCTACCAATCAAAGCGGGTGCAATATTACTGCCACCGGTAAGTTTTTTGGCAATATTCATTGGGTCAAACTTTTCTTTTAACCCAGTTAGTGTCGCATTCTTCTTTTCAACAAATGATTTTTTAAATGACTGACCAATGCTTTCACCATCTACCAATTTTTCGGAAACTAAGTCACCAAAAGATTTACTACGAATTTGTTGGGCTTTGATGTACCGATGTGGTTCTTTTTTGACTTTGGCTGCTTTAGGCGATTGTACCTTTTCACTACCGGCAATGACTTCAACATCCTTAGGCAACGAAGACTCAATATCACTTTCACCTACCATTATTTTGGCAAGATTTTTAGGTGATTTATCTTTTATAGTATGAAGATACTTTTCATACTGTTTAGATAATTGTCGTTTTCGTTCCCTGTTGGAGGTCATCTACGCCTTTCGTTATTCCTTTGTTTTATTTTTTCGTTTTCTTCTTCAATGTGTTGAATCAACATACTTACATAGACATCACGTTCCCACGGTATCATTGATTCTAATTCAGACAAACTATACTTGTGATGTTGTATCAAAGCAAAATTTGTTTTATAATAGTTCTGTAGGGTATCATGACAAAATATTAGACGAAAAAACTTTCGAGGCCTTCCACATCAATGTGATGGTCATATCCACATTTTTTACAGGTTATATCAACTACTTTAGATAATTTTGGTAGATTATTAAAGAAATTTTCTAGTTTTGCAAATTGTTCTTGGCTCAATGATTCAACAAATTCAATCAATTCTGAAGGTTCTGTTTCTGATGCATAGTAGTATTGCTCACCATCATAGATGCTTTCGATTGATTCGGCAACAACATCAAACGCAAGTTCAGCAGCAGATTGTACACTTGCAACACGTTTGATGATAGAGAATTCTGGATACTTCAATTTGACCCATAGTTTATCTGTCAATTGAATGTTATCGTTTGCGCCTTCTTGTTTTTGTACGTTAATATCAAGAATGTTTACATCTACTTCCATGATGTTTCCACATTCTTTTCCATCTACTTCATTATTGCAACGGTAACGATTCTCTACCACTTCACCAACTGACCTTGCACGTAGTTGAATAAAATAATACTCAACATCAAGCAAAGGTAGACTGTACATATCGATACCTTCAGTCAAGGTGCAGTTTGTTAGAACTTGTTTGATATTCTGTTCTATAGTTTCAGAATCATCCGACTCTAATGCCATAAGCAAATTACGTTGTTCTTTAACAAGAAACGGACGATATTTAATTTTTTTGTTTGACAAAGGCAAAGTCAAATCATACACGGGTGCATCAATTTTTGGTAAAGCCATTATATTCTCCTAATATTAAATAACAAATTGTGGTACGGGAGCAGAAGGACTTGCAATTTCCATAGTTAGCCAATGAGTATATGCAATCACGACCGTCAATTTATGATGACCATCTGATGACCAATCCAAATCCAACTGATTAACGGTAACAGGATATGCATTAAACAATTCAACAGAATACGTTATGTCATTCATTAAATTAAATTGACGAACGGTAATTGATGTAGCATACGTATCTCTATAGGCAAAATTATACGTATTTGTTGGGTTAATTAAATTTAACCAACCATCAAAGAACTTTCTTTCTAGCATGTCATCTGATACAATGAACGTTAAATTTGTTTCATTGTACGAAGTTTGATATGGATATTTTTCTACTGGTGCTGAACCAAACTTTTGTTCTGTCGTTGCAAATGTTCTGCTTGGTAAATCAGCATTTTCGCATCTAAATGTCAGTCTTTCTGTAAAATTTCCAAAGTCAGGAATACCAGCAGGTGGGTTAGGAATTAACACCTCAAATCTATTTGGTCGTGCCAAATCAGTATTGAAGCTGCTTATAAAATCTACAAGTGAACGTGCCATTATGGATTCCTTATTTGTTCTACTGACTCTTGCCAGACTGTTTTTGCTCTGGCTTTCTTAAATTGGTGTACAGGCAAGAATGCCGCAATGTCCCATTCGTTTGGTTGGACTGCCACAATCTTTGACTGAATTTGTGAATACAAATACTGCTTAATACACGGTGCGAACTCTTTATAACGCTTAGAGGCACTTAAAATATCATAGGTGACTCGTAGACGTTTAATTTCATTATCGGGCGTATAGACAGCAAAATCAAGCAATTTATCCAAAAAGTTAATGCGATATGACAATGGTAGGTAATGAAGATTTAATCCTAAAAACCCATCTGGATAACGTTCCAGCATAATTACCAAAGGAAATGCATCCCAATATGGTAAAGTCTCTTTTGTCTTTGCATCGTAATAAAAATAGTATAACCCACCTAAATTGAACCTTCTAACCAATCTGTCGTTTTCAGTACTGATTGATTTAGCGGCTCTAGATGGAGATTTTAATTCAGTTGCCCTACCCATCAACCATCGGTATGACTCTTTGGACATACTCTGAAGTTGAAGGTCTGTCTTTTGTTGTGCTAGTTTTGTAAGTATAGATGCCATATGATATTTATCCTAGTCCCAAATCAGTTTCAGTAACAAGTTTGAATTCCCAACCTCTATCTAAACAATACTCTTGGGCTGCTTTCCATTTGGCTATATTGATACCATATGTTGCAACTTCTGCTATATACTGTTTTGTGACACGGGAACGTTTTTTGGGTTCCATTGTTTGTTTTTTGGGTTTAACTTCAATCATCATCGTTTTTGTACCACCTTCTTTGGTTCTAGTCTTTACTAGAAAATCAGGAAAATAACGATGATATTTACCATCTACAGGAGAAATGTAAGGAATCGCAATTTCTTCTGATGCCCACGAAATAATGTCTTTATTATTGTCGAGCCAATTCATCACTCTACATTCCCATGATGAGCGATAAACGATGTTCGATGCGTTTCCCACATACTTGTTAGGATTTTTGGGTTTAAAATAACCTGAATATGCCATATAAATACCTATAATCAACCAAACACAGAATTCTCATGCCATCTCCAATTACAATACAAGATGTGAATGCCGTTACTACTCCTAGTCCAATATCAGGACCGCTTTCTCCACTGGATTTTGATAGAAATGCAGTAAAAATACTGCAATATCCATCTGACCTAGCTACTAATCCTGCTAGGGCACATTATGTAATGATTACTGCAAAAGAAGTTGTTCCTGTTGAACTTAGTGAACAAGACGGAAAACAAATTATTGATAATGCCATAAAGTCCGATATTACTCAAACATTAAAACCAACAGCAAAAAACATATCATCAATGATTTCTTTATATATGCCCGATACATTAAATATGCAATATGCGGCATCGTATGAAAGTTTTAGTTTGACTGATGCATTGGGTACTGTTGGACGAATTGCACAAACAGCACTAGATGCGGCAGAAGGTCAAAAAAATGGACAAAGTTCACTAAAAAATTTAGTGTCGGGTCCAGCAGCATTGGAACTTGCAGGTAATGCAGCAGATGCAACGGTAGGTACTAGAGGCGGGGCAGATGTTTTATTACGAGCAGGTGGTTATGCAATTAACCCTCAACTGCAATTACTGTACAAAGGTATTGACTTACGTTCTTTTCAATTAGATTTTGTGTTTACACCAAAATCAAAAGCAGAAGCAGACACAATCAAAGCAATCATTAATCAATTTACTTATCACTTTTTACCAGATATTCGTGGGGCTACGGGTGGTGAACAAGGACAATATTTTGTTATGCCATCTATATTCAATCTAAGTTTTAGATTTGCAGGAGATGTTGGTGTGGGTGCATCTAATTCATTACCAGCAGGCTCAGCTACCGATAATCCAAATCTATATAAAGTTGGTGATTGTGTGCTAGAAAATATGAACGTAGATTATGCACCAAATGGTTGGGCATCATATACTGACGGTGCGCCAATTCAAACAAAATTAACTCTACAGTTCAAAGAAACAGACATTATGCACAGAAAGAGATTCCTTAATGGAGAGGTGCGTTAATGAAATATTTTAAAACATTACCAACAATTGTTGCTGATGATGGCAAAGGTCATAAAATTGCTGCAACCAATCTTTTGGTTGATATTAGTGTAGTCACAAGTTTATTAAACAATCCGGCACTATATTACAAGTATGATGTTAAAGACAGTGATACTCCAGAAATTATTGCAGAGAAATATTATGGTGATGTATATCGGTATTGGATAGTTTTGTTTGCAAATCAGGTAATTGACCCACAGTGGGATTGGCCATTGACTTCAGCACTATTTCAAAAGTATTTGGAAAACAAATATTCAGCACATGCAACACAAGACTTAACAGCAATACAATATACTCAAAAAACATTATATGAGTATCGTGAAACTATTACCACATTAGATAGTTTTAGTGGAATAAAAACAGATAACGTCACAACAATAGACAAAGAAGCCTATGATAGGTTCATGCCACTGAATCAAACAATCACTTTTGATGATAGAACAAAAGTCACTATAACTTCTAGAGCAGAAAAATTGACCATATATGATTGGGAAAACGAACAAAACGAAAAGAAACGAAATATCAGACTAATTAATTCGACTTTCGCAAATCAATTTGAAGCACAGCTTAATATTTTAGCAAACAAACATGTCTAATAATAGCGGACCAGCAAAACAAGGTGTAACGTATCCACAAGATTACCAATTAAAAACTCTGGTGCTTTTGTCGCCGGCTGGTGGTTCGTTTGATTTAAAAAATGTTTTAGTTGAATTTTCGTATTTCGAAGACATTTTTAGTGCATTTACTTCTGGCAGAATTTTAGTCAATGATGCACAAGGTTTTATTGAAAAATTACATTTGTCTGGCAATGAATACGTTCGATTGTCATTTACAAAAGCTGGAGATACTGCCAATACCATTGATAAACTTTTTAGAGTATACAAAATCTCCAATAGACAATTGTTAGAAAATCAAACAACAGAAGGTTATATTATCAATTTCTGTTCGGATGAACTTTTTGTATCAGAACAATATCGAGTCAGTAAATCATACAAAAATAAAAAAATATCAGATATTATTGATGATATTACAAAAAACTATTTAATGATTCCTAGTAATAAACCAGTAGAGATTGAAAATACAAAAGGAATTTATGATTTTATTGTTCCAAACATCAAACCGTTTGAGGCAATAAATTGGCTATCAAATTATGCTTTACCAGCAAAAGATAATTCTGGTGCAGATATGTTGTTTTTTGAGTCTCAAGATGGCTATAAATTTGCATCACTGCAAACATTATTTGCTCAATCACCAAAAAAAGAATATACCTATGCACCAAAGAATGTGGACGATAAAACAGAATCACAAGAAAAATCTTTTTATGCTGTATTGACGTATGAGTTTATCAATACTTACGATACACTAGAAGCAGTATCAACAGGAGTATTTGCAAATCAATTAATTACTTTTGACCCATTACTTATGAGACATGAAGTAATTAATTTCAATTACAATGACTACTTTAATAATTCACCAACACTCAATAAGCATCCTGTAGTTAATAATACAAAGAATCGTTTTGGTCATGCACTATATGAAACTCCACAGGCTGTGGTTAAATTGGCAACAACAAACAAAGGTCAGAAGGATGTTGGTTATCTTGCAAAGAAGCCAGGTTCGGCATCAAAAGATATTTTCATTGAGAATTATGTACCAAATAGAACGTCACAGTTGATGATAGCAAATTACAATAAACTAAAATTGAGTATTGATGGTGACCCAAGTGTAAGCGTAGGTAGAGTTATAAAATTCAATCTATTGTCGATGGACCCATCAAATAATGCAAAGACGTATGAAAAGTTTTACTCAGGCAATTACTTAGTATCAGAAGTAAAGCATACAGTTAATTTAGGTGGATACAAAACAGTGTTAGAAATTATAAAAGATAGTGTTGCCAATGAATATGCATCACCAGATGACGGCAGTTCATTGTGGCAAAATACAGTGAAGGGTAAAATATAATGCCGTCATTACAACGTAATAATTTTATTGGACTAACAGGATTTAATTGGTGGGTTGGTGTTGTAGAGAATAGACTAGACCCTTTAAATTTATGCAGAGTTCAAGTTCGTATTTTTGGTTGGCATACAGATAATAAGGAATTAATTCCATCTGAAGATTTGCCTTGGGCACATCCTGTTTTACCTATCAATAACTCAGATACATTCAAAACACCACATGAAGGTGAATACGTTATTGGTTTCTTTTATGATGGAGAGTCTGGTCAGTTTCCTTCATACTTTGGAGTAATACCTGGTATACCTATTACTGGACCAAATCAAGATAAAGGATTTTCTGACCAAAGGCATGATTTAGGTTCGTATCCTGCACCATTTGGTGGTTCAGCAGCATTGTATCCAAATCGTTTAGATGAGCCAACGACAAGCAGACTCTATCGTAATGAGAAGATTAATGAGACTATCATTCAACGAGAAAAAGATGCAGTTGCAAAAAATGTTCCTACTGCATCTGGTGGTAAATGGTCACAACCCGAACCTTCTTATGCAGCAAAACCACCTTTCAATAGAGTAGTCGAAACTGAATCTGGTCATGTATTAGAATTTGACGATACAAAAGACCATGAAAGAATTCATCTTGCACACAGAACAGGTACATATCAAGAAATACGACCAGATGGTACTGAAGTAACTAAGATTGTCAAAGATAATTATGAAGTTATTGCTGGTAGTGATTTTCTGTATGTCAAAGGTGCATGTAACGTAACAGTAGATGGCAATGCAACACTTCAAGTTGGTGGTAATGTTACTGCACTGGTAAAAGGAAATGTTAATGCCACAGTAAATGGAAATATAACTACAAAAGTTGGAGGAAACTATGACATTACTGCGGGCGGACATTTTACTGTAAAAGCATCTACAATTAATCTGAACTAATATGAAAACTTTAAATCACGAATTTCACATTCTAGTTAATGGTAAAGTAGAAATATACAATAGGTATGAAGATATACCTGAACGTTTTGAACATATAATTTTATTTAAACCAGATTATGACCATGAGGATACACCACATTCTCATGAAGAACATGAAGAACTTGACTCATGGACACATAAATTACGAGAATTGATGAAAAGAGAAACAGGAATTAAATAGGAGATACGATGCCAGCAGCATGTAGAATTGGAGATTTGGATGTTACACATTGTTCAACTCCAGCAAGAGCAGAAGGTTCACCTAACGTATATGTAAATGGTATACCATGGAGCCGACAAGGAGATAATAATACATCACATTTACTTCCTGGTGCACCATGCCCTTCACATACGGCTGCAATTACTAGCGGCTCATCGACAGTTAAAGTGAATGGAAGAGGAGCAGGAAGAATTGGAGATGCATTGTCAGGATGTACTGCTGTAGCACAAGGTTCTCCTAATGTTTTTGCTGGAGGGTAAACACTTTCTTAGCCCATAAATAAAAGATGCCTAAATTAAATAACTTATACTCAGACATAGACTTAATGTTCAATGCACACCCAGGTAAAGGTGACATTGTTCTTAGTTACGGTGACCAAGCGGTAATTCGTTCGGTCCGTAATCTTTTGTCTACAAATTTCTACGAAAGACCATTTCAACCATTCTTAGGTTCAAATATGAATGCATTGTTGTTTGAACCGGTCAATTCAATGACTGCTGGTGCATTAGAAGAAGATATCAAAAACGTGTTGAGTAACTATGAACCAAGAGCTAGTATATCTGAAATAAAGGTAACAGCACAACCAGACAACAATGCATTTTCTGTTCGTGTGTCATTTTTTATAGGAAACAATACACTACCAACATCAGTTAGTCTGTTACTAGAGAGAAAACGATAATGTCAGCAAACACCAACCTACAAATTGCTAATCTAGACTTTGATGCCATCAAACAAAGTTTTAAAAACTATTTGCGTAAACAAGATGTCCTAAAAGACTATGATTATGATGGTTCAGCACTGTCTACTTTGCTAGATGTTATGGCATATAACACACAATATAATGCATTCTACTTGAATATGGTGGCAAATGAGATATTTTTAGACTCAGCAGTTCAAAGAGCATCAGTTGTATCGCAAGCAAAACTATTAAATTATGTGCCAAAATCTGCTGTTGCACCAACAGCATACATCAATGTTGTGGTTCATGGTGTTACTGATGCTTCATTGACTCTACCTCAGTATACTAAATTTATTACAAAAGCGATTGATAATGTCAACTATACGTTTGTCACTAATGAACAAACAACGGTTAATGTAGTGGATAACACAGCAACATTCTCAAATGTAGAAATCAAACAAGCTGTTGTTGGTAGCTTTTCATACACAGCAGATACATTAGGAAATCCAAGTTCTACTTTTGATATTCCAGACCCAAACGTTGATTTGTCAACATTGACTGTACATGTGTACGAATCATCTTCAAATACTTCGTATCAAGTATACAATCGTGCAGATAATTTTCTGTCACTAAGAGGTAATGATGCAGTATATTTTGTACAAGAAGGAAACTATGGCAACTATCAAATATATTTTGGTGATGGCGTACTAGGTAAAAAATTAAACACTGGAAATTACATTAGAATATCTTATCTGTCAACAAAAGGTAGTATGGCAGCTGGTGCAAATAGTTTCCAATTAATGGATACAATTGGTGGTTTTGGCACAACAACTATTACTCCTATATTGGCAGCAACAAAAGGAAACGATAGAGAATCAATCGATTCTATCAAATTTCAAGCACCAAAAGCATACTCAGCACAAAAACGTGCCGTTAGCAAAAACGATTATATTACAGCAATTCAACAAAACAATATTGGTATTTCTTTTGATGCAGTTAATGTATGGGGTGGTGAAGAAAACGACCCGCCAGTTTATGGTCAAGTATTTGTTTGCATGAAACCTAGTGGTGCATATGATTTGACTACAACACAAAAACAAAAAATTATTGGAGAAATTATTCAACCCGTAAGTATTCTTACTGTTTCTCCTACAATTATTGACCCAGATTATACTTATTTGAAGATATCGACTAATGTGTATTTTGACCCAACAAAAACAACAAAAACAGCAGCACAAATTCAAACAGGAATAAAAGACGCAATTAGAGCATTTGGTGCAAATACATTAAATACATTCAACTCAACATTTAATGCTTACGAAATGTTAAGTGTTATTCAAAACTATGACCAATCGGTTATCTCTAGTGAATTTAGTGTACAACTACAGAAAAAATTCTTACCTAATTTTTCATCAGCAACTTCGTATAAATTGTTGTTTAATGTTCCGCTAGAAAGAGGTTTGCTAGTAAGTGGAGTTAGCAGTACGCCCGCACTACAATATAAAAATCCAACAAATGCAGGAGATACTATTAATGGTGTTTTTATTCAAGAAGTGCCAGTTTCTACAAGTAGTGTAAATTCTATTTCTGTATTGAATCCTGGTTTTGGATATCAAAAAGCACCAACAATTACTATACTAGGTGATGGTAGTGGAGCAAAAGCATATGCTATTATGAAACAACAAAGTATCTCAAGTATTGTTGTGACTGATTCTGGCACGGGTTATACAAGTGCATTGGTAAAAATTACTCCGGCTGACGGTGATACAACAGGACAATTAGCATCGGCAGTGGTTAATCTGCAAGGAAATTTAGGTACGTTAGAGACATATTATGAATCATACGACCCAGCATTAAATGGTAATATTAAAACAGTATTGAATACAAATATTGGAACGATTGATTATGCTAAAGGTATTATTACATTAAATTCATTTAATCCAATTGGCATAGATACACCAATAGGAAATTTAACAATTGCTGCTAATCCGTCAACAACAATTATATCATCGTCATATAATAGAATTATTACTATTGACCCATATGACGCCAATGCAATAACAGTCAATATAGTGGCAAAAACAAATAAATGATAGATAAAAATAATAAAACTTCGTTATTAGTACCTTATCAATTTCCTGAATTTATTCGGGATGACCCAGCGTATTCTAAATTCCTGCTGTTTGTTGAAGCGTACTATCAGTGGATGGAAGAAAATAAGAATGTTCTTGATAGGTCAAAAAGTTTATTGACGTATAGAAACATCGATGAAACTTCGGAAGAATTTCTACAATATTTTTATAATGAATTGCTTCCATATTTTCCAGACGCTGTTGTTGCTGATAAAGTAAAAGCAACAAAGATAGCAAGTGAATTATATAAAGCAAAAGGCACTGAAGCATCGTATAAATTTTTATTCAGAATTTTGTATGATTCTGATGTGGAGTTTTTCTTTACAAAAGAAGCCGTTCTAAAAGCATCTGGTGGTAATTGGTATGTGCCTAGAAGTTTAAAATTATCTACTGAAGTTTTTGGTATTAAAACTGCTACGTATGATGGTAATACAGTTACTATTGAAACCTATATTCCAAATAATGTAACTCCTGGTGATTCGATTGTTATAACTGGTCTCGGTGCTGATACGTTTCCACCAAATGGAAACTGGGTTGCGAACACATATATTTCAGAAACATCATTTACGTATACTATCAACATACAACCTACAGGAACATTAACAACAGATGGAGCAGAACTTTATCTATCTAAAGGTGGTGTAGATAAAAACTTTTTACATACAGATAGATTAAGACTACTAGGCGAAACATCAAAATCATTAGCAACTATTGATAGTTCTATTATTACAGGTACAAAGGTTGAAGTTTTTATCTCTAACATCGAACGTTTGTTTAATTCTGGCGAATACGTAAGAGTAGTAGACAATAGTAACCAAGATGTTTTATTTGATGGACAACCATTACGTGCAAAAATTGTAGGTCAGATTGGTCAAATTAATATTGACCCAAAGAATAGAGGTTCTTATTACGCAAAAGGTGACCCAGTAATTGTTTATGGTGGATTAAATTCACCAATTGGTAAAGGAGCATTAGCGGAAATAGGTACAGTAACATCGGGTTCAATTACAAAAATTGATGTTCTTAATCGAGGATATGGTTATAGAAATTATCCAAATTCAAGTATTGTTATTACAGACGGTGGTGGTGCGTTTGCAGAGGTAGGTACTGTCGATGCAGTAAATTCAAGTCTATGGTCAAATCTAACTAATATAGTAACCGACTCAATATATCTAAAAGCAGAATTCCGAGATATACAACTTGGTAACTCAACCAATCCAGTTTTATATGGTTTTTTTGCAAACTCAAATGCAACTATAGATTGTACATTGGCAAATGCATTTAGTTTTGCAGCATTTACTGTTTATCCTGTTTCAACCGTTGTTGTTTTAAATGGCGGTGGAGGTACATACGGTAAACCAAAAGTTTCTATTAATTCGTTATATGAGACAGACTATCAAGTTTCATCGACCGATGCAGATTATTATGGTAATTTAAGTTATCTTGGTATACTAGGTCCTTTGAGTATTCAAAACGGAGGTACAGGTTATCGAGCAAATGATAGAATTGATTTTGTTGGTGGTACAGGATACGGAGCATTTGCCAATGTAACTAGTGTAAGTGGCACAGGAGCAATACTTTCTGTCGAATATGTTCACGATTCAGGAGTTCCTATTCCTAGTTATCCTTTAGGTGGTATGGGATACACCAATGCTTCTTTACCAACGTTACGTGTTGTTTCGGCAAATACTCAAGCATCTAATGCAGTAATAACAGTATTATCAATCCTAGGAGTTGGTGCTAAACTTGAACCAAGCACTGACCGCATTGGTGGTATAACAACAATTAACGTATTGAATTATGGTGAGGATTATATTGCTGCACCAAATGTTTCTCTTTCTGTTCAAGATTTGGTAGTAAGTAACGTTACGATTGCTACTGCACCAAAGCAAGGAGATATTGTATATCAGCAAGATGCAAATTCAGTTACTAAATATTTGTCTACTGTATATTCAACATCACTGCTTTATCCAACAGACCCAAATCTTTCAGATGCAAACTCAACATATAAACTACGAGTTTATGACTTTGCAGGATTGCCTAATATAAGTTTGCCTATATTAGTAAAAACGAGAGATGATATTGCAATGAATATGATTTCTAATTATCCATTGACTACTGACCAAAGGTATGATTCTGCAAATGGATATATTTCATATGGTGATGGAACAGCAAAAGCTACAGCATCATTCTTAAATGGATTAGTTATTGGTCAAGGACAATACGTAGATACAAAAGGACAGTTAAGTTCATTTGACGTTATTCAAAACGAAGATTATAACAATTTCACATATAGAATTACTGTAGAAAAAGAAATTGAAAAGTATAGAAAAACATTGTTGAACCTTGTACATCCAACAGGAACGAAAATTCTTGGTAGGTATGCGATGAAAGCCAATGCAGACTTTAGGCATGATTCGTTGAGTGCTTTTTATAATGGGTACTATCTAAACACTAATCTTCCAGAAGAATCACAAATCAAAACAACTATAAAACTTTCGAGTGACCCGTCAGTTCCTAGTAATAATATTATTAAATTTACGTTTACTGGCAGTGGCTCCGAAACTGTAAACATTTCGAATGTTATTTTTGCTAATGTAACTACAATTAGAATGTATACGGCAAATGGAGATGTTATTTCTGGAGAAGTTATTGATACCAATCGAGCCGCCAATACAATTACTCTAAAAGATAATGTTTGGACTACTTTTGCAAATGTTGCATATGCAAAAGGAAAAGCTGGCTCTAATTTAATAAATATACTATCATTAACAGGTTCTTATAATGTAGTCAACGGTGGTGTGTACAGCAATACACAATACCCATTAAGAGATATTGTTCGTGGTAATACAGACACAATTATTATTGCCAATAATTCTCCAATTGCTGTCAATTATGTTGATTATGCAAATAATACTATCGTTCTAAAAACTAATTTAACAAGTAATGCGAATTCACTAATGTCAGTTAATAGAAGTTATACAAGTAATGTGAACATGTTCATTCATTTTGGACCAATTGGTGAAGTATACATCTTTGAAGTTATTACAGAACAAAGTTCAGCAATTATAACGTCAGAAGCTAAAAACTCAATTATCATATAGGCTAACGTATGTCAACAATAAGAATTTCACAATTACCGTCAATTGACAAGATTGATGCAAATACTTCCAATACGGCATTTGCTGTGGTAGATTTGGCTAATAATATTACAGGTAGACTTACAGTACATACTCTAGCACAAGGATTATTTTCTAATGAAAAATTAGATGTTGGTTCTAATCCTATTGTGTATGACCACACACAAGGACAATTTTCAGGAAGCGACTCAGCGTATTTACAAGTAAATATGCAGAATTTTGATGGTGGAGGTTCTTCTGATTTTGTAGCATCAGCAGATGATAGTGATGATACCAGTAGATATATTGATATGGGTATCAATGGTTCTAATTTCGCTCAAGCGGAATTCTCGTCAATGCAACCATATGATGGATATCTATACACCTATGGTTATGAAGGTGGAGGAAATCCTGCTTCTGGTAATTTAGTAATAGGTACAGCAACATCAAACGCAAATATTCTTTTTATTGCTGGCGGAACAACATCATCTAATATTGTTGGTAGAATTAGTAAAAATGTTTTTGACTTCTTTAAAAGCGTAAGAGTTACAGGAAACACATATTCAAGTGGTTTATATTTCTTTTCTGATGCCACAAGCCAAAGCACAGCAGGCGCACCATATGCATATTCAAACAGTGCTTATGCTATAGCAAACACCAATGCAACTAATATTACTATTGCCGGTTCTTATGCCAACAGTGCATTTAGTAAATCAAACACCAATGCCACAGATATTACTATAACCGCATCTTATGCCAATAGTGCATATACCAAAGCAAATACTGATGCTGTCAATAATACTATAACTGCTTCATACGCAAACTCAGCGTATACTAAATCAAATACAAATGCAACAGATATTACCATTGTTGCCTCATATGCTAATACTGCATTGTTGAAGGCAAATGTAGCACTTGTAAATGACCAAGGAACAGGAGTGGTAGCGAATGCTGCATTTGCAAAAGCAAACGTAGTTAGTTCAAATGCTACTATTGCTAGTTCATATGCTAACAGTGCTTATGCCAAATCGAATACAAATGCTACTGATATTTCCATAACGGCTTCGTATGCAAATTCTGCTTATAATAAAGCAAATACAGTAACCGTAAGTGCATCGGCAGTAGGACAAGCTGCATATAATCAATCAAATACTAATGCCACTAACATAACAATTGTAAGTTCATATGCCAATAGTGCTTATATTGCCGCTAATCTAGCACAATCATATTCAAACAGTGCCTTTGCTAAAACAAATAGTGCTTTTACTAAAGCAAATACTAATGCAACAGATACGACAATTGTTGCTTCTTATGCCAATAGTGCTTATATTAAAGCAAATGCAGCAGTAGCAAATACATCATCAATCACCGTTGCCGGTTCACTAACTATACCGGGAAACTTAACTTCAGCAAATGGTATGTTTTCTAATATCAATAATTTTGGACAACCAACACCAATAAATGGGCAATTAGCACAAATAACATTACCATTTATTGCAGAAGAAATGAGTATTGTTTATATGCCAGTACGAAACGGTACTCTACTTCATCAAAGAGGAACATTGAATGTAATATTAACCAATTTTATGCCAGGTAGAAAAATAGTATTAACAGTAGTAAATGACGAAGTTTATCCAAAAACACTGTTTCTTGGTACATTAGCAAGGAACAATAACACGTTATCAACCTCCGTAACTGTCGGTCCCCAGACAATGTGCATAGTAACATATTATTGTTATGGCTATACTCAAGGCTATGTATATGCTAGTGTAGTTACGGCCGCAGTATAATTAATAACATATAAATAAATTATGCTAAACAAATCCCTTCTTACATATAATGCAAATGAATTTCAGGTTGAGCAGATGTATTACTCTCCTGTTTCTATGCTAAATGGTTTAAATGAATATTCTCTCTATTGTTTCATTTCACAAGTTGACCCATGGCTAGATGATAATAATCCACCTATACCTACACAAGACCAAAAATATCTAAAATCAATTGCAAAAAATATCTTTGCAATGAAAAAGGTTACGTCAAACAATATCTCTCCTGTTGTAGAAAGAAACGATTGGATAACAAATTTTGTCTATGATTATTATAGAGATGATGTGGATATGTTTACTTTAGACAAAAATGGGTTTTTAGTAAAGAAATTTTACGTGAAGAATCGTTATGACCAAGTATTCAAATGTTTATGGAACAATAACGGTAGCGCAACACAAAATGAACCTTCGTTGCAACCAGGTGCATATGGTACAAATGGTATATTTGTTGGTCCTGATGATGGATACAAATGGAAATATTTGTACACTATAGATGGTGGTAGAAAAAATCAATTCATGGATACTCGGTGGATGCCAGTTCCATTAGCAAGTCCAGCAGCAAATGCAGCTACAAGTTCTGTTGGTTTTGGTGGTATAGAAACAATTAATGTTATTACCCAAGGACAAGGATACAGTAGAGTATATTCTCCTGTGAGTGTTCTTATCGATGGTGATGGTCAAGGTGCAACAGCTAACGTTGTTCTTTCGAGTGGTCATGTAATTGATGTTACCGTAGATACAAGTGGCTCTAATTACACTTATGCAAATGTTTCTGTAGTTGCTGCCAATGGTGCTGGTGCAATATTAACTACTGCAATTAGTCCTTCTGGTGGTCATGGATTTAACCTGACAAAAGAATTAGGATGTAATAGAGTCATGGTCAGTTGCGAGTTCAATAAAGATGAAGTAGGATTGATTCCAATAGATGTCAGCTATCATCAAGTAGGATTGATGTTGAATCCATGGGAAATAGGAAAAACAGATGCTCCTGCAAACGGTACTATATACAAGACAACTACGGACTTATTTGTGGGTGTTGGTAAATCAGCATCAGTATTCATCAGTGGAGAATTAGTATACGAAGGAACATCTTTATCTACCGCATCATTTATTGGCACAGTTCTTTCGTTTGATTCAGCAAATAATGTGCTGAAGGTTATAAATACCAAAGGAACTCCACTACCCAATAGAGCGGTTACTGGTGACATATCAGGAATAGCAAGAACAGTTCTTCAAGTAACACAACCATCACTCATCACATATACTGGTTCAATTCTATATGCTGAAAATAAGAGTGCGGTTCAAAGAAGCACAGACGGTATTGAACAATTCAAAATTGTATTAGGATATTAAAGGAATAAAATGGCTCAGAATTTTAATGTTTCTCCGTACTACGATGACTTCGATGCATCAAAAAACTTTCATCGTATTTTGTTTAAGCCTGGATATGCCGTTCAAGCTAGAGAACTAACACAAGCTCAAACAATACTACAGAATCAAATTTCCAACTTTGCTGATGCAATTTTTACACAAAATACACCTGTTACAGGTGGAAAATTATCAACAAACATGAGATGTTATTATTTGAAGTTAAATACTACATATAATAATAATGCTGTTGTTGCTCAAAACTTTCTAAATCAAGTAATTACTGATGATAATGGAGTTATTTTTGCTAAAGTTGTTGCTACAACAGAAGCAACTGCCGCTGACCCACCAACTTTAATTGTTTCTTATGTTTCTGGAATACATTTTTCAGACAATATGACACTTACAACGGTAGGAGCATCAACATATAAAGCTACAACAATAGGCACAACAGGACATACTACATGTACAGGAGCATCAGCAGTTGTTTCTATTTCAACTGGCGTATTCTATGTTGTTAATGGATATTCAAAATCATCTACACAAAATCCAGATGGAACATACAGCAATTTCTCAATAGGTAATTTTGTACAAGTCAATCCACAAACAACTATTCTTAGTAAATACAGCAGTACTCCTAGTGTTCGTGTAGGTCTACAAATTAATGAAACAGTTTATGATTACATTAATGATGCTTCATTATTAGACCCAGCGGTTGGTGCATCTAACTATCAAGCACCTGGTGCAGACAGATATGTTATTACTTTAGACTTGATTACATTACCATTGACTCCAGGAAACGATTCAACATTCATTGAATTGATGAGAATTGAAAATGGTGATATTGTTAAACAAACAGATTCAACAGTATACTCTGTCATTGATGATTATTTTGCCAAACGTGACTATGAAACAAATGGCGACTATGTTGTTAATGACTTTCCTTTAGTTACATCATCAAATTTTATTTACCCAAATTCAGATAATATTGGATTTAGTCCTGTTGCTGATGGTGACCCAGCCAAATATGATTTAAAAATAGGTAAAGGTATAGCATACGTACATGGTTACAGACTGGAAAATAAATCACAGATTAGATTAACAGGCAACAGAGCAAGAGATACTGCATCACAACGACAATCAGTTTTTGTTGATTATGGTAACTATTTTGTAGTTGATAACTTAAAAGGTTCATTCAATACTACTGCATTGACGAATGTAGATTTTCATTGTGTTGCACCTTCAAGCATTAACACTGCCAACGCAACAACATATTCTTCCACATTAGTTGGTACTGGAAAAATCAGATATTTAGATTATGTATCATCAACGGGTGCATGTACTGCATCATATATCTTTAATGCACATGTATGTGATGTTGGATTAAATAATATTTCTGCCACTGTACAGTCAGCAACCAGTTCAAATGTTAGGTTTAGCGATACCAACGGACATATCTCGTCAGTAGCAAATGCATATTACGGTGCAACTGTTTCTATTCTTAGTGGTGCAGCAATAGGCGAAACCAAAAAAATTGTTTCATATAATGGCACAACAAAAACAGCAACGTTAGATTCTGTCTTTATTAATACAGTAAGTGCATCCGATAAGGTACAGATTATTTTCTCGACCGCACATGTAGAATCTATTGTACAAAAGAATACTGGCGTATACACTATTAAAAATTCGGCAACAATTAATGCCGGTGAAGGAAAACTAAATGGTATTGCAACAGGAGATACAATTCTTCAAGACCAAGGCCATCCTGAATTAATTTTTAAACTAGGTAACCAATGGGTTGCGGATGCAAACACAGCAAACTATTATTCGACCATAATATACAGAAACAAAGGTTTTGGCGTAGGAAACAGTTTACAAGTGTCAGCACCCACTGGAGTTAATTTTCAAGGTCCTCCAGGAACTGGCATTTACGGTGAGACATTTAAACAATTATATACATTGATTGATACCAGTACAGGAAACATTTTAGATTTTACATATGCAGGTAATACAGCAACAGTAGGAGCAAATGCAAATACTGTTACGTTTACATCGGCTGAATATTCGAGTATCACTAGCGGAATCGATGTGTATGCACAAGTTTGGGCATACAATGCAGACGATAGTTCCATAAGTAAAATTAAAACATTTGTTGTTAATTCCAATACAACAGTAGAATCCGTTTCAACATTTAGTTCAGTTACGTCAAACACAAAAATATCACTATCTCCTTCAGATTCTAGTCCAAAAGGACAAGTGATTATTGCTGGCAGTAATATTACTAGAGACCCAATGTCTTTGTATACAACGGACGTTGTAAGTATTACTAAAGTTCTTGATACCCGTGATAAAAATATTACACCGTCAGGTAGTTTTTCTTCGTATCTTGATATTACAGGTAGTTTTATTTTAAATAATGGACAAAAAGATAACTACTATGACCATGCAACAATTCAGTTAAAGCAAGGTGCAGCATTACCTCAAGGTCAAATTCTTGTAGTTTACAATTACTATAAGCACTCTGGCTCTGGTGATGGATATTTTGATGTAAATTCCTATAGCAATGATGTATACTTAAAAATACCAACATATACTGCTAAAGATGGCACGACATATAATTTAAGAGATTGTATCGACTTTAGACCTTCTCGTCAAAATGCACAAACAGATTACGTTTGGGAATATCATTCTGGTAGTCCATCACAATACGGAATATTAATACCAAATAATTTAAGTTCTTTCCAAACAATATATTCATACTATTTGGCAAGAAAAGATAAATTGGTTTTAACAAAAGATAATAAATTTTTACTCGTTGAAGGTACATCATCATTAAATCCTGAATATCCTACCGAGCCAGCATCTTCTTTATTGTTAGCTAAATTAACTCATGACCCATACACAGGATTTGTTCCTGGAGAAACTCCATCGGTATTAAAATCAAATCTTTCTATTGAAAAAGTTGTTCATAAGCGTTGGGCAAAATCAGATATTTCTGATTTACAAAAACAAGTTGATAACTTAGAATATTATACTTCATTAAGTTTATTAGAGCAAAAAGCACAAAGTCTACAGGTGCCTGATGTCAATGGATTAAACAGATTTAAAAATGGTATTCTAGTTGATGACTTTAGTTCATTTGGTACCGCAGATAGTAGTAACCCAGAATATAATGCCAACATCAATATTAGAACACAAAAAATGGGTCCTATTCATGATGTTCAAAATTTCCAATTGCAAAATCCTGCGGTTATGGCTTCTGTTGGTAAATTAAGACCATCTACTCAATATGCAGTATCGAGTTTAGGCGGTACAGCAACTAATATATTTTCTTTGCCATACACCAGTGCAAATTTAGTTTCACAAAAACTTGCAAGTAATACTGTTAGTGTTAACCCATTCTCAGTTGTTAATGAGCAAGGCATTTTAACGATGAACCCACCTATTGATAACTGGGTTAATTCAAATCAACCTACTGCAATAACCATAAATGACCCAAATCTACAATTTAATCAAGTAACTGGTGGTCTTAATTTAACAAATGCCGGTGATTACAAGGCATTACCAGGAACAGCAAAAAATACAGATACAAAAGTAGCTACATTGACTTCAGAACAAGCATATGCAAGTCAAACAACAGGATTGACTCTTGCATCATCTTCAACAAAATCTGTTGCATTGACATCTAAAAATGCGGGTGTTGTGAATAATACAGCCGTATTGCCAAATATTAGGGCACAAGAAATTATTATAAGAGCAAAAGGACTGAAAGTAAATACGCCAGTGCATTGTTGGTTTGATGGTAAAAATGTTGACCAGTATATGACTCAACCTAGTGCAATGGAACTTGTGAATGTACAAGGAATATTTAATGCAGATGATATTATTGGATTTTATGCTCCCAATTCTGGTATATTTTATCCTTTTGGTAGAGTAATTGGTATATTTTATTATCCAAATGATAATACAAAGTGCAGATTGTACGTAGCCAAAACTATGAATCCTCCGGATTTTGTTGCAACACAAAAGATTGTCAATGCCGTATTTGATGAAACTGGTGCATATCTACCATCAGGAACAACTGGTCTTGCTGACATTGTTGGTGACGTAACTTCATTCATTTCAATACATACCGAAGGTTCAGTAACAGGCATTGGTGGTAGTATGAAAACTGTTGACGAGCCTTCTGTTCCAAATCTATTCAAATCACCAAAACAAAGCAATTGGGGTGCGTTTAGTAATTTATATGGTACATGGGGCGACCAAAATAATGGAGCAAATTACAATGCAAAGTATCGATTTGAAGTTCCAGCTGCTCTTAACAACACTCAGTTTACTATTAAATTCTCTTGCTATGGTAATGCTACTGTAAACGTAGATAATGTAGTAATTGGAACAGTAGATAAAACTTCTGTTGGTGAAGGCAAAGAAACAATTGTATATGCTAATTTAACATCAGGTACTCATAATGTAAGTTGGACAGCAACCCACACCAACTTAGCTCAAGGCGCAGATAAAGCAGGCGGTTCATCTGGATTTGCATTACAAATTACAGATAACAATCAAAATGTTATTTGGAACACATTAACGCCTACCGGAATCGAATACTTTAATGTAAACACAGCATATAAAATGCCTGACGGTGGTATATTATATGATGGAGCAAATACAGTAACACTAGATTCTAATGCATCCAGTACTGATGGATACTACGTAGATTGTAAAATAGCAATCAAATACTCATATACCTATCAATATAATTATGGTGTAAGTTATTTCCCACCATTTACTCCAGTTGGAGGATTTGATTATCCTGCATTTACGTATCCTCCATTTTCAGGAGATGGTGATGGAGCACGGTGGAACGCATATAATGCAAATAAGGCCGCAGCACAAGCTGCATATGATGCTGCATATGCTGCCGCATATAACCAATTTGAAGATTCGGCCGCAGCAAAATATAAAGCAGAAGCAGCCGCAACACAAGCAAAACAAAAAACACAAAGTGTTATATTATGTGCAAATGGTACAAAGTATTCAAATATTTACCAATACGATGGAGATACAAGAACTGCATATTTAACTACACGATTGAATGTATCTCAAGGTATAAGTAGTCAATATGGCGATTTAACTTCTCATTATTCGATTACCGGAACAATAGCTAATCTAAAAACGGCTCTTGCCGGTGGTGGTGTTCCTACATTATCTACAGACGAACATGGTGAATTTACCGCAGTCTTCCATTGTCCAGGTTCAGTTTTCTTTACTGGAGAAAGAGTTTTCCGTGTAGATAATAGAGAGATGGCTACTCCTAATGACCCAAATTCAGCAACAACCTATGCAGAAGGAACATTCTATGCTAGTGGTGTTCAGATTGGATTACAAGCAGGAAGTTTCCAATATTCAAAAGATGCAGGAGCAAGAACTCTTACTCCTACAATTCAAGATACACAAACATTAACTGGAAATGTTCCTGCTCATGTAGACCCAATTGCACAAACCTTCATTATCAAAAAAGCGAACTATCCAAATGGAGCATTCTTACGTTCAATTAAATTGTTCTTTGCTCCATATCCATCAGGAACACAACCTACCGTTCCTGTAACTGTTTGTGTTGTTGGTACAATAAATGGATATCCAAGTGGTCAAATATTAGACCATTCTACAGTTACTTTACCAGCACGTAAGGTAAATACATCTACAACACCACATTACTTAGACCCAACAACTTGGACAGAATTTGTATTCCCTGCTCCAGTTTATATTCAACCTGATATATTGTATGCATTCTTAGTCGAATCAAATTCAAGTGAATACATTGTATATTATGGTGGTCAAAATCAAATAGCAGTAAGTTCTACTGTTACTGCACAACCAGGACAAACAGCAAATACAGTAACAAAGATTGGTGCTGCTCCTTATGTTGGTGCATTATTTGAATCACAAAATGGTATGACATGGACAGCAGACCAAACTAAAGATTTGATGTTTACAATTGATAAATGTGTGTTTGATATTACCAAAACACCAAAACTTCAGTTTGTGGTACCTCAACGGTTACCACATAGAAAACTTGGAGGAGAAGATTTATATCATAAATTTAATCCAGATATTGTTTCTAATCTGCGTGGTATTTTCTCTCCTAGTGTAGCATATGATGCATTTAACGTGACAACAACAGATTTTGCAATAGCAGGAACAACTATTGATTATGAATATAGAACTATGCGTTACAGTGATAGAACATTTACTGATAGTAAAGCAGTGACACCAGGTAAATATGGTATGCCTTTATCTGAAGATATTTACTTAGATGACGGCAATGGAGAAAGATTGTTACACAATCAATCAAATAATTCATTTACGTTATATGCAACACTATCGTCAACTGACCCAAATATTAGTCCTGTTATTTCTGATGACGGTGTTTCATTGTTTACTGTTAAATACCATATTAACAACATGGGCGTAGATAGTAACTACATTTCTATTGTTGATGGTGGCGAAAATTATAGCCAAAATACATCACTCATTATGTCTAATCCAGATATTGGTACTAACATAGGAGCATATTCAGCCAGTGTAAATACAACTACAGGAATAATTGAAACTATTACTTGTATTGACCCAGGTGAAGGTTATATTACAACTCCTACTATTACTGTTGTTGACCCATCATCACGTATTGGAACAGGAAATGTAACAACAACATCATCGAGCAATGTAGTAACTGGAAATGGAACATCATTTACAACTCAAATGAAAGTAGGTTCAAATTTAGTTACGACAGGAAATGTAACTTTAGGTACAATTCAAACAATTACAAATAATATTTCGTTGATATTGACAACAGATGCTCAGTCTATTGTAACTGCAAACAACTACTATACGAATTATAAAAATGCTGTATTAGACGTTCATGGTTCCACTTCAAAAGGTGGTGGTAATGGTTACACCAAGTACTTTACTAAGAAAGTTGTTATGACACCAGGAAATGATTCTGGTGATATGAGAGTGTATTGTACAGCATATAAACCATTAAGTGGAGACATTTATGTGTATTACAAGATTCTAAATTCAAATGATACTGAAAAATTTGATGACCAAAATTGGCAACTAATGACTCAAGTTGGTCCTCAGAACGTATATTCTAAAGACAAAAACAATTACATCGAATATGAATATGCACCAGGTATTTGGGGTAGTGGTAAAGCAGACAATTATATTAGCTACACAAGTACAAGTGGATTAGTATACAATTCATTTATTCAATTTGCTGTAAAGATAGTTCTAGCATCTAGTGATTCGACTAGTGTACCGTTTATAAGAGATTTACGTGCCTTAGCATTACCATCAGGAACAGGAATCTAATATGGACTTAGTAAAAGTTAATGGAACTAATATGGTGAGAGACAAGAAAAGTATGGCTCTCATCAATACAGATAACAATGAAAAAAATGAATATTATTCCAAAGTTAGATTACTACAGAATCAAAAAGAGCAGATAAATACTGTAAAATCAGAAATTAATGACATTAGAAATGAGATGAAAGAGATAAAAGAACTAATGCTCAAACTAATAGAAAAAGGTTCAAATGGCTAATAACGTTACCCTTCTTAATTTTGCCAATACATTTGGGGATTGGATTAGAACAACTAATTCGTTGGCAAAAGAAAACAACGACTTAGCCTCAAATAACTATACCAAAGCAACTGGTACATTGACTCTTGAGGACCCAACACTTGGTTTAGAAGTAACAAGCAATGTGTATGTTCATGGTTTGTTCTCTGTACTAGGTGGAGTATCTGCTTCATATTTTCAAAATGGACTAACAGCAGATGGCACCATTACAGGAAGAGCATCAGGTACAGGATTAAGTATCTCAAATAATGCTACTATATCAGGTAATACTATAGTAGGAAAAACTCTTACTATTAATGGAGCAAATACAGGTTTAGTTGTAGCAAACAATGCTAATATTAGTGGTATTCTACGAGTAACAGGTGCAGCAAATGTAAATGGTGCAATGACTCTCAACAATAGTTTGAGTGTTGTTGGTAATACATTCTTGCTGAACAATCTTACTACATCAAACACTATCACTGCAAATGTATTGCAAGCTAATATTGCAGTCAATACAGCAACTATGTCTGTTGTTGGTAATATGTATGGTGACGTTCTATTTGCAAATGCATCTATTACAACACCAACTATCTATAATGAGGTAACTCAAGCAAACAATGCAGTTAATACTGCAACAATTTCTATAGTAGGAGACGCATGGACAAATGTTCTTTTGGCAAATGCATCTGTAACAACACCAACAGTATACAGCACGGACGTTCAAGCAAACAACACAGTAAACACAGCAACGTTAAGTGTTGTAGGAACAACGTACACGAACAGAACTCAAGCAAACTCGACAGTCAATACTGCAACCCTAAGTGTTGTAGGAACAACGTACACAGACGTAACACAATCTAATACAGTAGTCAATACGGCAACATTAAGCGTTTCTGCTGTTACTTATGTAAAAGATGTGGTTGCTAATACGTCCGTTAGAGTACCTAATGTATATACTAACGTTACACAATCCAA